GCATTCACATGGAATCGCTTTTACATCGAACAAGACGATCCGAGTACATGAGGTGAGTAAATGCCGATTCAGCAATTACCTTTAATGAAAGGAGTCGGCAAAGACTTCCGCAACGCCGACTACATCGACTATTTGCCTGTCAACATGCTGGCTACTCCTAAAGAAGTGCTCAATAGTAACGGCTATCTTCGCTCCTTCCCCGGTGTAACGAAGCTATCAGACGTTGCCGGTACATCTCGCGGTGCAGAGTACAACACCTCTCAGAACGCCGTGTATCGCGTTATTGGTGGCAAGTTGTACCGGTCGGATTCTGCGGTGGGTGATGTTTCCGGTTCATCTCGCGTGTCGCTGGCCCACGGTCGCACATCCCAGGCTGTTTGTGTTAATGGCAATGTTGTTGAGTACCGATATGACGGAACCACAAAGACGATCGCCAACTGGCCTGTTGACTCTGGCTATACGCAGTACGAACTCGGTTCTGCGCGTGATGTAACCCGGCTGCGAGGGCGCTATGCCTGGGCGAAGGATAACTCAGATTCATGGTTTATTACAGACCTTGAAGATGAATCGCATCCTGACCGTTACAGTGCTGAGTATCGCGCTGAATCACAGCCTGACGGCATTATCGGCATCGGTACATGGCGAGACTTTATCGTCTGCTTTGGGTCATCAACCATTGAGTTTTTCACGCTGACAGGCACATCGACAGTCGGCGCGGCGCTCTACGTTGCTAACCCTGCGTACATGGTGCCAAAAGGTATCGCCGGTACGTTCTGCAAATGCGTATTCATGGATGCGTATGCCATCGTCAGCAACCCAGCAACAGGTGCGCCGTCGGTGTATATCATCGATTCAGGCCGCGCAACTCCGATCGCCACAGCAAGCATTGAAAAGATTCTTCGCGAATACACCGCAGATGAGTTGTCAACATCCGTTATGGAATCTCTGCGCTTCGACTCTCACGAGTTGCTGATGATTCACTTACCGCGCCACGTTCTGGCATATGACGGAACCGCATCGAAGAACGGGCCACAGTGGTGCATCCTGAAAACCGGACTATATGACGACGTCTACCGCGCTATCGATTTTATGTACGAAGGAAACACGATCACCTGCGGTGACAAACTGGAAGCAGTGAAGGGCGCTCTTCAGTTCGATATATCCAGCCAGTACGAAAAGCAGCAGGAGCACCTGTTATTCACGCCGCTTTTCAAGGCTGATAATGCCCGAGTATTCGATTTCGAAGTCGAATCATCAACCGGAGTTGCCCAATACGCTGACCGGTTATTCCTTTCAGCCACTACTGACGGCATCAACTATGGCCGCGAGCAGATGATTGAGCAGAACGCGCCATTCGTGTACGACAAGCGCGTCATCTGGAAGCGTGTCGGGCGTATTCGTAAAAACGTCGGATTCAAAATCAGGGTTATCACCAAGTCACCTGTCACGTTATCAGGTGCACAGATAAGGATTGAGTGATGGCCGACCCGTCTTTGAACCAACCGGTAATCCTTCGAGCGATAAACATCAATGCTGCGTCAATACCGATCGGGTGGAGTCCGGCATACACGCAATATATTTTGTCTCAGGCTGCTGACTTTACTAGTGTTGCAGACAAGGCTAACGAAGCCGGAAAAGGAGCATACGACGCTCAAGTTAAGAATGATGAGCAGGACTTAACACTTGCCGATCACGAGGGAAGAATTACCGCCAACACCCAGGCTATTCAGTTACTCGATGTTCGACTGACAACGGCAGAGGGAAAGATTGATGTACTGCGAAATGATGTTGACTACCTTCTTGATAAGGTGATCGACATTGAATCGGAGCTGGCTGACCACGAGACGCGAATCACAGCTAACGAGGCTGAGTTAGCGGACCACGAAACGCGCATTGATGCTCTTGAGTACGCCACCACACGGAAGAAATCTGAGGTACTTTACACCGGCATATCGCAGGTTATCCCGACGACGGCGACAAACCTGATCACGATGCTCAAGGCGTTAACTCCATCATCAGGAACATTGCTCCCGTTCTTCAACACAACCACGGATAAGCTGACCGTTTTCAACGAGAACAAGACGCTGAATTTCAAGTTGTCGATGATCGGTAGTTACCCGGGTGGCACGACAAACCGGTCGATGCAGCTAACCTTCTCCGGAGCAGTTCCAGATACGCTTGTAGCCAGCCGTAACGCAGCAACGGCTACTGACAACATTCTCTTAGCAACGTTCTTCAGCGTCGATCAGGGCGGTTTCCTTGCCACCAATGGCAGCACCATCACCATTCAGGCAAACGGCGCGGCATTCACTGCCACAACCATCAAAATTATCGCGGAGCAATGATGATTACATTCAAGCCAACGCGAGATGCCGATTTGGTTGAGGCAGTCGGCAATCATCCTGACATCATCGATGGAAGCAATAACGGTGACGGATACGACTACAAACCTGACACGAAATACTTCGAAGTCCACGTGCATGGTGAGTTCGGCGGAATAGTCTATTACCACGAAACGCAGCCGTTAACATTCGACTGTCACGCGATGTATCTGCCACATGCCAGAGGATTCAGCAAAGACATTGGCCTGGCATTCTGGCGGCATATCATTGCCACGACTAACTTCGCCTGCGTCATCTCCTATGCGGCTCGTAAGTTCCGTCACGGTCAGATTTACTGCGCGATGATTGGCATGACTCGAGTAGGAACCATCAAGAAATACTTCAAAGGCGTGGATGATGTGACCTTTTACAGCGCCACCCGCGAAGAACTAATCGACTTCCTCCAGAAACACTCCAGGAGCTAACCATGAGCAATATTTTTGCACTGGGCAGGAAACTGCGCGGTGAGGAACCTCTTTGGCCTGAAAAAGGTGGAAAGGGTGGTTCATCCAGTAGCGGACAGAAGGAAGCAGCGCAGGCAACAAAATACGCAGCTGACCTTCAGAACGAACAATTCAACAGAGTAATGGAGCAATTAGCACCATACGCGGCAGCCGGGCTGCCAGCTCTCCAGCAAATCCAGCAATTATCCACACTGGAAGGTCAGGGTAATGCGCTGAATGATTACTACGGGTCAAATCAATTCAAAAATCAGGCAGACCAATTAAGATATCAGGCGCTAAATTCAGCTGAGGCTACAGGCGGGTTAGGTTCTACCGCAACAACTAATTCACTGGCTGCAATAGCGCCAACGCTTGGGCAGAACTGGCTTTCCGGCCAGATGCAGAATTACGGAAACCTGTTAAATGTCGGTCAGTCTGCGGCTGCGGGTCAGGCATCTGCAGGTCAGAACTATGCCAACAACGCCGGGAACCTTGCGCAGCAGATGGCAGCTATCCGCTCTCAGGGTTCTGGTCAATCCACGCTGGGAAGCGCCATTAGCGGCGGAACGAGCGGTGCGCTTGCAGGTGCTGGTATTGCAAGCCTGTTAGGTACTTCTACGCCATGGGGTGCTGGTATAGGTGCTGGTATCGGATTGCTTGGCTCACTCTTCTAAGGAGTTATCGTGGCTACATTTCAACTCGCTGGTCTGCCATCAATGCAGGTGGCAAACCAAAACGCGCCCGGGCAGCCATCACTATCAAGCTACGACTTTAGCCAGCGTCCAAATATAGGCGTTCAACTCGCTCAAGGTATTGGTGCGGTAGGTCAGGCCATCGGTCAGGGTGAGGCGGCTAAGCGCTTATCAGAATTCCAGCAGGCATTCGGTCAGGCTTATGCAGCAGGTGATCGTGATGCATTGCGTCAACTGGCAGCCACGAATCCAGACCAGATTGAAACAATCCGTCAGGGAATGGGTTTTGTTGATGCTGATCGGAATCAGGCAATGGGCGACATGTCGGCACGATTGAACATAGCTGCCGCTCAGGGGCCAGATGCGGTAATGAGAGAGCTTGCAACTCACCAGAATACGCTACAGCAAATCGGAGTATCTCCTGAGCAGGCATGGCAGACATATCAGCAAAGCCCTGAAGGATTCTCTCAGCTAACAGACCTGATCGGGATGCATGCGGTTGGTCCTGAAAAGTATTTCGATATTCAGGATAAAGTAGCAGGTCGCGACATTGACCGCGGCAAACTTGCTGAAACAATCCGCAGCAACCAGGCTGGAGAAGCTCTTCAACAACGTGGGCAAGATATCACCGTTCGCGGGCAAAACATCAGTGCGCAGAACGCCGCGCTATCGCGTGAAATTCAGCGGGCTGAATTACAGGATAAGGTTCTCGATCGTCAAATCGCCAGAGAGACTAACCAGATAAAACTTGATGAACTTAAGCAGAAGCAGGCTGATGTTCGTCAGAAGGCTGAAATAGCAAAAGCCGACAGACAAGCGGCGGCACAGGGAGCGGTTGATACGTTCAGTACGGCTCTTGACTCCCTTGGTGAGATTGAGAAAAGCCAGGGTTTGTCGAAGGCGGTAGGTGTCCGCTCTGCTTTCCCAACAGTACCAGGATCTGATGCTGCAAACTTCGAGGCCCGTCTTGATACATTCAAGGCGCAGACGTTCTTGCCTATGGTGGCGAGCTTAAAAGGCATGGGCGCATTGTCTGATGCTGAAGGTAAAAAACTATCTGATGCTGTTGGCGCCCTGAGTCCAAAGATGAGCGAAGACGCGTTTAGGTCTTCAATAGGTAAAATTCGTACTCAGTTAGAAAGTAAGCTGGGGACTGTGAAGAAGCAGTTTGATTACCAGGAGCCGGTAGCACCGGCAGCGCAACAACCACAACAGCAAAATGGCTACCAGTCTCTATGGGGTGATTAATGGCTAAGGCATGGAAAGACGTTATTGCCTCTCAGCAGTACCAGGCATTAGCACCAGAGCAGAAAGCACAGGCGCAGGAGCAATACTTCAATGAAGTTGTAGCACCGCAAGCCGGAAACGACGCAGAGCAGGCTAAACAGGCTTTCTATGCTGCTTATCCGCCTCCAACGACTCAACAACCAGCACAACAGCAACAGGAATCAGCACAACCACAGCAACAAGGTGGATTCATGTCCGATCTTGGAAATGCTGCTGCAGAAACAGGGCGTGGGTTGTTACAGGCTGGCGTTAATCTGGCGAACATCCCTGCTTCAATGGCTGACGCTGTCGCCAGCGCTGGGGCATGGGCTGGCCAGAAGCTTGGCATTGGTGACGGAACATACCAGCCAGCACCGCGAGTCACAACACAAGGACTTGAGAAGGATTTTGGCTTGCAACAAGGTGCGCTTACCCCCCAGACGACAGAAGGTAAAATCTTCTCTGAAGCTCTGCCATATTTGACGCCTGTTGGTGCAGAGAGAATTGCAGCGCAAGCACCATCTATTGCCGGCCGTGTTGCGCAGGGTGCATCAAGATTGCTTGCTGAAAACGCCGTTGGTTCATTGGCAGCAAATAGTGAGCGTGATAACCCGGAATCACTGGCAACAGACTTAGGTACCGGTGTCGTATTGGGTGGGGCGATTAACCAGTTAGGTCGTGCAGCCGGTGCTGCTTATCGTGGAATCCGCGGGACGATCGCACCAGAAGCGCAACAGGCTATTCAGTTCGCTAACGCTGCTGATGTTCCTTTGCACACCACTGACGTTTTGCAGCCAAATTCCCGCGTCGGTCGCATGGCTCAGACTACCGCTGAAAACATCCCATTTGCTGGAACAAGCACTATGCGAGCTAACCAGCAAGAGGCGCGTAGCCAGCTGGTAAATGAGTATGCCTCTCGATTTGGCGAATACGACCCTTCGATAGTGGTTGGAAGTCTAAAGGCTAAAGCAACTGGCATCAGGCAGGCGGCAGGAAATCGCATTCAGCAGGTAGAAAATAAAATTGGAAGAATGAACGTGCAGCCTAGCAGAGCTATACAGCAAATTGATGATGAATTAGCCAATATGCAACGGCTCGGCGGCGTTTCAGATGC